ATATTTATGAGGATAACTTTGCAAAAGCAATACAGCGTTTAGGGGAAGTATGGCTTGAAATGGCAAAAGAACTTTATGTGGAGAAAGGCCGTAAGATGAAGATGGTGGAAGAGTCCGGTGGAGTAAGCTCCGTTGAACTTGGACAGCCGGGTTTTGTTGGAGGTGAAGCTACCGAGAAGAATGACCTTACCAAAGCTTCATTTGATGTGTCTGTTACAGTTGGACCAACCTCCGCATCACAAAGGGAATCCACAGTTAAATCTGTAATGGGAATGCTCCAGATAACTTCTGACCCAGAGATACAGAAACTTCTTCAGAATATGGCCCTTATGAATATGGAAGGTGCTGGTATCAGTGAGGCACGTGGATATTTTAGAAAACAGCTTGTTCAGATGGGTGTACTTGAACCTACAGAAGCAGAAGCAGCAGAGATGGAAGAGGCAGCGAAGAACGCTGAACCAGACCCGAATGTGGAACTTCTTAAAGGAATGACCAATGAAGCCAATGCTAAAGCCAAGAAGGGTGAGGCAGAAGTGATAGAGACTTTGGCAAATACAGAACTTATAAAAGCCAAAGCGGAACAAACATACGCAGATATTGCGTCACCGAAAGTATCATAGGCTTGCTTTCGAGAAAAAAGGGGTGTATAATGGGAATTATTGAAGACGAAGTCGTAGAAGAGGAAATTGTTGAAGAAACAGTTGACGAAGAGGAAGTTATCGAGGATACCGAGACTTCCGAGGAAGCTCCTGAAGAGGAAGAAGAAGACAGAGTCGTCACGATAGGTGATCTGGAACCTGAAGAGGAACACCAAGAGACTCCGGGATGGGTCAAGAAGGTTCGTAAAGTAAATCGGGAACAGGAAAGGGAAATCAAGAGGCTTAAAAAGCAGATTGAAGAAGTTTCCAAACCGAAGGAAGAAGAGATAAAACTTGGTGATAAGCCAACGTTAGAATCTTCCGGCTTTGACGATAAGAAGTTCGAGAAGGACTTACTTACTTGGCATGAACGGAGCAAAGAAGTTGAGAAACAAAAACTTGAGAAGCAAAAGGCTATTGAGGAAGAGACAAAGGGCTGGCAGACAAAGCAGGAACGCTACGTCAACCTTAAACAAGAACATAGCTTTAAAGATTTTCAAGATGCGGAAGAGCTTGTTTCAGATGCTTTTAGTAAAACACAGCAGGGTATAATTGTACAGGGGGCAGATGATCCAGCACTTTTAGTTTATGCTTTGGGTAAGAACCCTAAGAAGCTTGAAGAGTTGGCTAACCTTAAGGACCCTGTGGAGTTTGCCTTTAAATTGGCTAAGTTGGAGGCGCAGTTGAAAGTTTCTAATAAAAAAGCACCAGCCCCTGAAAAGAGGATTACTGGTGGAAGTACTGGTTCAGGTTCTATTGATAAAAACCTGGAACGCCTCAGAGAAAAGGCGGCTAAGACCGGAGATTTTACGGAGCTTAACCGTTACAAAAGAGAATTACGAGGAGCTAAATAATGGCTAATGATTTTAATAAAGAAGAACGTGTTGCGTTTGAATTAATCTTTGAGGGATTTGAGGATGCACTTGTTCTTTCAAACGCTGTAAATAAATACAGCACGGATTCAGAGACTATGGCACGAGCCGGGGACACCATCTGGAGACCTCAGCCGTACATAATGAACTCATTTGATGGGATGGACCAGACTGATAATTTTAATGCTAAAACTCAGCTTTCTGTTCCTGCATCATTGAGTTATTCAAAATCGGCTCCCTGGGTTATGGACGTAAAAGAAATGCGGGATGCCATGCAGGAAGGTAGACTCGGTGATGGTGCCAAGCAGAAACTTGCATCAGATATCAATATTGCAATTATGGATATTGCTGCAAATCAGAGTTCACTTGTTGTACCTGTTGCAACCGCAGCTTCTGGATTCAAAGATGTTGCAAAAGCCGACACTATTATGAATGAGCAGGGTGTACCGATGTATGATAGATACCTCGCACTCTCTTCTACCGACTACAATGCAATGGCACAGAACCTTGCTAACAGGGAATATCTTGCGGGCAAGAAATCTCTCACAGCGTACGAGGCAGCCTATGTTGGAAATATAGCTGGTTTCACATCTTTGAAACTTGACTATGCCAACACTATTGCAGCTGCTGCTGGTGGAGCTTCCATCACAATTACAACTGCGAATAGTGGCGCGAATGCGTTTGTACCAAAAGCTATAACAACCAGTCCTGTAACTTCTGAACGTCTGAACAAAGATAACAGATTCCAGACTGTAACTGTTTCTTCCACTACTTCGGTAGTAGCAGGTGACTGTTTCACAATTGCAGCTGTATACGCAGTTCATCAGATCACCAAGAAATCAACTGGAAAACTTAAAACTTTCCGCGTTGTTTCTGTAGATAGTTCAACCACAATGACTATTACTCCTCCGATGATTACAGCACAGGTTAATCCTATTGAAGCAGAACTTCAGTATCAGAACTGTACTGTAACAACTAAGAGTGCAACTTCGGCTATTGTATGGCTGAACGTTGCTGCTACAAGGATTAATCCTTTCTGGCAGAAAGGTGCTCTTGAGATTCTTCCTGGTAAATATGCGGTTCCTTCAGATGCAGGAACAAGTGTTCTACGTGGTTCTACAGACAACGGTATCGAAATTGTATTTCAGAAGTGGTATGATATCGGAACTATGAAGACCAAGTTCAGACTTGATACCTTGTTTGGAGTTGTAAACCTGGCACCTGAAATGTCCGGTATTCTGCTCTTCGGCCAGACCTAAGATATAGGGGCTTAATTGCCCCATTATAGGAGATTAAATTATGTCTAAAGTATTACATAAAGACGGAACAGTGATATTTTCCGTAGATTCCGGTGATAAGCTTGCTGTTTATAGTCAAAAGGCTGTAAAGGTCTATTACAGAACAGCAGAGGCACATAGAATTGGACCTTGGGGTCTTCTTGCTACAACTACCCCCGGTACAGAATATCTGTCAGCAGCAATGACTGAAGATAAAGATTTTAAGTTTGAAAGTAGCTCTGCTATAACCTACTACTCTACCGGAACAGATCCTTTTATTGCAGAACGTAGAGCTGGACTCCGAGGACAGGGAACACCTGGTGTTCTTGATGCCACTGGTGCATTGACAGCAGCCATGATGGGCACTGGTCTTGTAACCTCAGCTGCTGCTGCTGTAACAGCAACTGTTCCCACAGGAACCGTAATGGATGCAGCTGTAAGCATGGAAATCGGAGATGCCTTTGACTGGGCAGTAATTAAAGTGGGTGCAAACTCGTTTACGGTTACTGCTGCCACAGGACATACTCTTGTTGGTTCGGGTGTTGTTGCAACAGCAACTTCAGTAATATTCAGAACAAGAAAAACCGCAGCAAATACATTTGTAACTTACAGAGTTGCTGGTTAATAAATGAGCTGGACAAAAGGTGAGATAATCAGGGATGTCTTTACTGAGATGGGGATTGCGAGTTATGAGTTCGATGTATCCCCTGAAGAAGTAGTAGGTGCAATCCGTAGACTTGACACCATGATGGGTGAATGGGAGATAAGAGGGCTACGGCTCTCTTATCCTCAACCTTCATCTCCTGATGGTTCGAGTTCCGACGATGATGCCAATGTTCCAGCTTATGCTCTTGAAGCTATCATAACCAATTTAGCAATCAGGTTGGCACCATCCTACGGTAAGGGTATAAGCCCGGACACAAAGACTACAGCTAAAACATCTCTAAGTATGTTATTTGGCTTATCAGCAAAACCTGTTGAGCAGCAGAAAAACTCCATGCCAAGTGGTGCGGGGTACAAAGGTACAGGACAATGGACATCTGAACCTAATGACCCACTTATAGTTGGGGATGATAGTGAACTGGATTTAGAAGGAGCTTTAAATGTCAGTAGCAATTAACAAGACTTCTCAGGTAACACCCACGTTATCTGATTTAATCGCAATATGGGATAATTCTGACAGCACAACCAGAAATACTTCTTTGAGTATGCTTTTAACACTTATTCAGGCGAATCTCACAAGCAGCAAAGCTGCAGTTCAGTATGAGGCACCAAACGCAACTGGTTTCAGTGTTACAGTTAATTCAACAGATGGAAGTGATAGGCATTTATTTATTGTTCCTGCTGCAGGATATG